GCACCTGTTCGCGTTCGCCAAGGGTGCCGGCGTGTTCGGAGAGGCGGGGCCGGAGGCGATCATGCCGCTCCGTCGCGGTCCAGACGGGCGCTTGGGCGTCTCTGCTGCCGGCGGTGGCTCGATCGACGTGACAGTCAATGTTCACGGCGCACCGGGCGGGGCATCAGCGACTGCCCGGCGCAACGAGGCCGGCGGCATTGATATCGACGTCCTGCTTGATCAAGTTGACCGCTACATCGGATCGAATATCGCTAACGGTACGGGCTCTACATATCAGGCTCAGAAGTCGCGTTTCAGGCTTAGCGACGCGATCTAGTCTTGAGCGGGTGGTGAGCCCATATGGCGCAGGAGGCTGTCGGCAATCCTGCCGACGGCCATTGTGTTGTGCTGTGCCGAGTGCGTAACGCGCTCCAGTTGGTCATCCGGGATGACGTGTCGAAGGCGCCTGATCGAATCCCCGATCTGCTCTTCGGCGGCCGAAATGAGGTCTCTAAGGGTGCCGCGTGCGTCATCGCTATCTCGGGCGGCGAGCGCCAGGGCGAGTGCGACAAGGACAGTGGTGGATACGGAACTCCCGATTCGATCCAGTTCTGACTCTTCCATAACCTTTCCATAGGGAAGCGAGGTCTGATTGTAATGGCTGTTTTTCCAAGCTACGCGCACATCCTGACGGATGGCTTCACGGAGTCGTTCGACCCTGCGGTGGAGCGCACCGAAATGGAGCGTGGCGTACCCAAGCAGCGCCTGTTGAACACGCAGGTCATGGTTAAGGTGAACGCTACGGTGTTCTTCCGGAAGAAGGAGGACATCGAGGCTTTCGAGTCGTGGTACTTCGACACCATCAAGCGCATCGGCTGGTTCCAGATCAAGCACCCACGGACGGGTGCGACGATCACCGCGCGCTTTGAGGGTGGCAACATCGGCACTCTCTCCCCGCTGGGGCCGGCGTTCTTCATCGCCAGTCGGGCGGTCGTGATGGAGTACCTGCGATGACGACCTTCACCGAGCGCCGGCAGCGTGTTACCGACACGGCCGGGACGCTGCTGTTCCTGGAGATCACTGCCCCCTCGTTCGGCGAGACCCTGCGGCTGGTGAACGACACGCAGAACTGGACGAGCAACGGGATTGAGTACGTCGGCGTGCCGTTCGGGTTCAAGCTGCCCAGCGACGTGGGCGGACAGACGCCGCGGGCGGTGCTGACCATGGACAACGTGGGCCGGGGCATCACGGAGGACTTGGAGCGGCTGCTGCCCGGCGACGTAGTGATGGCCCGGCTGCTGCTGAGCGACCGAGCTGCCCCCAACGTCATCGAACGGACCTTCCTGCTTCCGCTGACGCAGGTGTCGGTCAACGCCAGGACGGCGACGGCGCAGTGCGGCTACGACGCGATCATGCGCCAGCAGGCAGTGCGGCTGCGCTACAACCCGTTCACCGCGCCGGGGGCGTTCTGATGCGCCTGGCCGATGTGGAGCGATTTGTCGCCATCCCGTACGACGAGCGGGAGTTCGACTGCGCCGACCTGGTGGTGCTGGTGCAACGGGCGTTGTTCGGCCGCACGGTTCAGCTTCCAGGGCGTCGACCGCGGGGCGTGGAAGGGCAGGCGGCCCTTGGGGAGCTGTCGCGCCCCTATGGACGACGAACGGACACGCCACAGGACGGGGATCTCGTCCTGATGGTCGAACACGGACAGAAGCGCCCCGGCCATGCCGGGGTTTTCTTTTTCCTGGCCCACGAGGGCTGGGTACTCCACACGAACGGGCGCAACGGCTGCAGCGTGCTGCACCGCTTGCGCGAGCTGCCCGACTTCGGGCTGAGGATAGAGGGCTACTACGCATGGGCGTGATGCAACAACCGCCGCTTGGGCCGGGCCAGCTGATCGTGACCCCGCATCCGCTGATGCTGGACGGCCAGCGGAACGTTGTGTGGGAGGCGCGCGCCGGCGAGAGCCTGTACGCCATCCTGCAGCGCAACGTGCCGGAGTTGGACGGGCAGCGGTGGGAGGTGTGCATCGGCGGCCGTGCCGTCGAGCGGCACCTGTGGCACCACGTCTACCCGAAGCAGGGGCAGGTGATCGAGGTCCGCGGCGGCGTCGGCCGTTCTGCGCTTGCTCTCGTCGCCGTGCTGGCCCTGACCTATTTCACGTTCGGCGCCGGCGGTATGGCTGGCGGTGCGTTCATGGGCCTGACGGGTGTTGCCGGCTACGCGGCGGCAGCGGCTGTCTATATGGCCGGCGCCATGCTGGTCAACAAGGTGCTGGCACCGAAGCCGCCGCGTGCGGACAACCGGCAGCAAGACCCGGTGCATTCGATCAGCGGCGCGCGCAACCAGCTGCGGCTATACGAGCCGTACCCGTTGCTGTTCGGCCGGGCGCAGATCACCCCGGACCTGTTGAGCAAGCCGTACACCTGGTACGAGGGCAACGATCAGTTCCTCGGCCTGCTGCTGTCGGCCGGCATCAACGTGGGCCGCATCGAAGCCCTGTACAACGGCGACACGCCCCTGTCGAACTACGACGGCGTGCAGGTCTACCACGCTGGCTACAGCCAGATGCCGGAGCAGACCATCCCGCTGTACAGCAACGCGGACACCATCGACGGCGCGGAGCTGACCAAGGACAAGGCATGGGTGCAGCGCACAACCAGCGCCGACACGGTGCGCATCCAGATCAACCTTGAGTACGTGCTGGGCGGCACCGGCACCAGCGGCAAGAGCTACTACGTCTCGGAGACCGTCGAAGCACAGTACCGCCCGGTGGGCACGACGAACTGGCAGCCGCTGGCATCCCAGACGTTCCGCTCGGACCGGTTCGACGTGCGCCGGGCAACGCTGGCCCGGGACGTCGCGCGCGGGCAGTACGACGTGCGCGTGCGCATGCTGGGGCAGGGCAACTACGAGGGGAAGAACACCCAGAAGAACGACTTCCAGTGGACGCAGCTCACGTCGGTCCAGGCGGACGACGCCGACTACACCGGTATCGCGCGCAGCGGCGTGCGGATCAAGGCCACCGGCCAGCTCAATGGCTCGCCGGACGAGCTGCGGGGCGTCGCCTTCGCGGCGCCGATCCCGGAGTGGACCGGCACGGCGTGGGTGACGAAGGAGAGCAGCAACCCCGGGGCACAGTGCCTGGCGTACGCGCGCGGCATCTGGGCCGGCTCGCGCCTGCTGGCGGGCATGGCGCTGGCGGACGCGCAGATCGACATCGATTCGTGGAAGGCGTTCTCCCTGCACTGCGCCGCTAATGGCTACACCTACGACTTCTACGTGAAGGAGGCGCGCAGCCACACCGACGTGCTGGCCGCCATCGCGCGCGCGGGCTTCGGCGAGATCACCTGGGCCGGTGGGCGGCTGGGCGTGGTCTGGGCAGCGCAGGAACAGCCGCTGTCCGGCGTCGTCGCCATGCCGACGATCAAGAGGGGCACGTTCCAGGTCGACTACACGCTGGCGAACGCCGCGGACGGCATCGAGTACACGTACATCGACTCGACCGACTGGCAGGCCAAGACCCTGCGGGTGCCAGCGCCGGGTGTGGACATCATGCTCAACCCGGCCCAGGTGTCAGGGGAGGGCGTGAGCACGGAGCAGCACGCGGCCCGAGCCGCGCGCTGGCATCTGGCCCAGCACCTGTACCAGTACAAGGACATCGGCTACAGCACGGACATCGAGCACCTGAGCTACCAGCGGCTGTCGCTGCTGGCCCTGCAGCACGACCTAACGCAGTGGGGCTACGGCGGGCGTGTCCAGGACGCCAGCGGTACCGGCGGCGCGATGACGCTGCTACTGGACGAGCCCGTCCCGGCGCCGGCGGCGGGCAATGCGTACATCGGGCTGCGCATCCCCGGCGAGCGGGTGTACCGGGTGCTGCGCGTGCAGCCGTTCAGCGGCACGAGCAACAGCATCACGCTGGCCGATCCATGGCCGGCAGACGCCGCCATCCCCGGCTCCGATCCGGACAACCCGGCCCACGACACGATCTGGGTCTACGACTTCCGGCAGACGCCGGGCTACCGGGTGCGCGTGACCAGCATCGAGCCGGAGCCGGACTTGAAGGGCGCCGCGGTGCGGGTGGTGCCGGAGGGGCCGGAGTTCTGGGACTACGTGCTCACCGGGCACTACATCCCGGCGCCGAATCAATCGCTCCTTCAGACCCGGCCGGTGGCCAGCAACCTGCGGATCAGCGAGGCCCAGATCGTCCAGGGAAACACCACCTTCACCGAGCTGACGGCCACGTTCGACGTGACTGGGCCTGTGGGGGCAACGGTGGTTCGGGCGGCCGGCGCCGGCGGCGAGCTGCAGGACGTGGCCCAGACGGTGACGCGGACGGCAACGTGGCGCATCAACGAGCCGGGCACGTACACCATCGTCGTGCGGCCGTTCTCCCCGAATGGGGAGGCCGGCGTGGCGGTGCAGGTGGTCT